TCGGGATTAGCAAAAACTGACTCATCAGTTTTCGATGAATCGGAAGTGTTGTTATTTGGTAAAATTCCATCAGAATCAACCTCTTTCGGGGAATCTGGGCAAATTATTGCTCAAAACTACGCTGGCGATTATTTCGCAGAAGATTATGTTGGCGAAGTAAGAAGTATTTCATAAGTATAAATATCGTTATAAATAGCTATAAGCATTTACTAAAAAACTAGGAGAATTTAAATGTTTTTTAATATTGAGAAAATGAGAGCCGCTGGTCAAGTGCACATTCAAGTGTTTGGTCCAAACGGTGAACTCAAAGAAGAAAGAAAAGTAAAGAACCTCGTTGTTGACGATGGTCTTGAGCATATCGCTAATCGTCTTGGTGCATCATCACCTGCTACTCGTATGTCACATATGGAAGTTGGCACAGGAACAACTGCTCCAGCTGCTGGAGATAGTGCTCTTGAATCAGCTATTGCTGCCTCGCGTGTTGCGCTGACATCACAAACTGTTTCAACTAATACTGTTGAATATGTTGGTGACTTCCCAGCTGGCACAGGCACAGGTGCTGTTACTGAAGCTGGCGTGTTTAACGCTTCTTCATCTGGCACACTACTTTGCCGCACAACTTTCTCAGTTGTGAACAAAGGTGCTGCTGACACATTAAAAATTACTTGGACTTTGACTGTTTCTGACTCCTAAGTCTTAGCTGGGAGTTAGAAAATGTCACTATTACTGAGACAATCCGCTAGAGTAGAAAACGCTCGTTCTTTCTATAGAGATATCTATAATGAGAATGATTTCTTCTACATGTTTGCATCAAGAGCAATCTCTTGGGATGATGATACATCGCCAGATATACCTAGAGATTCAGAGTTCTATCAATCACAGTATCGTCATGATATGCTTTTCGTGAAGCGTATTCAAGCGGCGGATGCTGTTCTTCTTGCCCCTCGATACGATTGGGTGACTGGAACTATCTATGATCAATATGACGATGAATATGCTACTGGTCATCCTGCATATAGCGGTGCTACAAATTTAGCAAACGCTAAATTTTATGTGGTAACAGACGACTTCAATGTATATAAATGTCTTGACAACAATAATAACTCCCCAAGTGTTAATAAACCAGCATCAACTTCTACAGATACATTTGAGCTTGATGATGGATACATTTGGAAATTTATGTTCCAAATTGGCGCAGCTGATAGAACTAAGTTTTTATCTGAAAACTATATTCCTGTAAGAAAAGTTGCTGGTGCTGGTAATCCTGCTTTTGATGTTAATGGTGAATTAGATAGCATCACAGTTACAGCAGGCGGTTCTGGATACACATCTGCTCCGACAGTAATTATCGAAGGTGATGGAACTGGTGCAGTTGCAACAGCGACTTTAACTGGCGATGCTGTGACATCTGTAACTATTTCCAGTGAGGGTCGTGGATACTCCTTTGCGTTTGTTAAATTTTCAGGAGGCGGTGGAACTGGTGCTACAGCAACTGCTACTCTTGGTTCAACGGAAACTCCTAGTTTACAATCTGCCGTTGAAGCTGCTGCTGTGAGCGGAACTCTTGATAGAATCGTTGTCACTAATGGTGGCGTTGATTATATTGAAGGTGATATCACGATCGTAATTAAAGGTGATGGAACTGGTGCAGCTGCATCAGCTACTGTTAACAATGCTGGGACAATTACAGGCGTTCAAGTTACAAATCCTGGACAAGATTACACGTTTGTAGTTCTTGAAATCACTCAAACAGTTGGAGCTGGAACAGGAGCTGTTTTACGACCAATCGTTTCTCCATATTCTGGTCATGGTGGCAACCCACCAAAAGAATTGTTTGCGAAAAATGTTGGTCTTACTGTTTCATTCACCAGTGATGATTTTGATATTATTACTGGAAATGAATTTCGTCAAGTTGGTATAATTAAAAATATGCACACATATGATGAAACAGCAACTTATACTGCATCAATAGGAACACCTTGTCATGTCATCACAGTTTCTTCTGGTGATGTTGCTAAATTTAATCTTGATGATACTATTACAACTGACGATGGCGGTCAATTCACTGTCATTCAAATATTAGATACTGACCTTGATGGAACTAAAGAAACTGTGTATTTACTTGAAGTATATCCAGGAATTAGTGTTTCATCTGTTTTGACAAATGTTACAACAGGGGAGTCTGGGATGGCTATAAATACAATTGCTAACCCTGAAATTAGTAACCACTCAGGAGAAATTCTATACATTGATAACCGCAGACCTATTACTCGCGACGCAAATCAAGTAGAAACTCTAAAAGTAACCGTAAACTTCTAAGGTAAAACCATGGCTCTGAATTTAAATACTAGTCCTTATTTCGACAACTTTGACGAAGCTAAAAAGTTTGCTCGCATTCTGTTTAAACCAGGAGTTGCGGTTCAAGCCAGAGAATTAACACAACTTCAAACAATGCTTCAAGATAGCATTGAAAATTTTGCTGATCACCTTTTTAAAGATGGCGCAAGAGTAAAAGGCGCGAACGGAACTATTCGCAAACGCGACTTTATCAAAATCAATGACCTTGATGCTGCTTCAGCTACAGTCTCTAATGACACACTTATTAATTATGTTGGTGACACTGTCACAGGAGGAACTTCGGGTCTTACAGCTAGAGTTTCAAAAACTGCTACTGGTCTTGATACTGATGCTGTTGATAAGAAAACTCTTTATCTCGATTATATCCAAGGTAGTTCTACTGGTGCATATCTTCACTTTGAGGCTGGTGAAACTCTGACAGTGACATCAACAGATTCAGGTCGCAATGGCGATACGTTTGTTGTTGATAATGGTGTAGATACTGTTGACCCAACTCGCAACTATTTCGGTCAAGGTATAGATTTTGTAATCGAAGACGGTATCCTTTATATCAATGGTTATTTCGTATATCACGATGAGCAAGAAATAACACTCGAAAAATATAAGTTAACAGCTAATTCATATGTTGGCGTTACCTTTACTGATTCAAAAGTTACAGCAGACGACGACTCAACACTTAACGATCCAGCTACAGGAACATTTAACTTCAATGCTCCAGGAGCCGATCGTTATAAAGTTTCAACAACCATTGCGAAACTTGGTCTCACAGAAACAAATAATTCTGATTTTGTTTCCCTTTACACAGTTGAAGATGGCAGGCTTTCGCGCGGCGACGATGTTGGCGATCTAGATTTTTATAACAAACTCGGTGCTACACTAGCTTCAAGAACTAAAGAAGAAAGCGGTAATTATGTAATTCGTAACTTTGAAGTTTCTGTTCGTGAGCATCTTAAAACATCAGAAAATAGAGGTTATTTGACTTCTGCTAATGGTGGTTCTGCTGATCACATCGCTGTTGGTGTTGGTCGCGGTCTTGCTTATGTGAATGGTTATCGCCGCGAGTTTTTGTCACCAACTTATGTAAAAGTTGAAAAAGCGAATGATACAGTTATCGAAGAAGGTTTCACTACATCGACATCTTATGGCAACTATATTCTTGTTGATGAGGTCGCTGGTAATTGGAATCTTAAAGAAGGTGACTTAGTAAAATTTGGTGACACAGCTTCTGACGCCGCCACAGATAACACGTATTCTATTCATGCTGCACCATCAACTATTATTGGTCAGGCTCGTGTTCGCCAAATTCGTTATGATAGTGGAACCATAGGAGCAGCAGCTTGTAAATATCGTCTTTATGTTTATGACATTCGTATGACAGCTGGTGAGTTTGCCGATATCAGAACAATTTATTATAATGATGCTGCAATTAATGGATTTGCCGACCCTGTTTTGGAAAGCAGTAAAGCTGTTCTTAAAGAAGCCAAACAAAATGCATTGGTTTTCCGTGCACCATATTCTGCTGCTAAGACTCTCGCTACTGATACTGGCGGAACTTATGATAATAATTACACATATCAGAAAGATTTTTCTACTGAATTCACAACATCAGGCACATCGACACTGACTGTTACAGGAACTGAAACTTTCCCATATTCTTCTACTCCAACACAAACACAGTTGGATACAGAGTTCTATATGGTTTGGCAAGCTGATGTAACAATCGATGCCGTGACATATAAAGCTGGTGAGCCATTCCGTTTAACCCCATCAATGATCACTTCAATCAGTAATACAGCTGTTAATATTGATGTTGGAACTACTTTGAGTGGCGCGACTGATGCAACAATCAAAGTAAAAGTTAAACAAACTGATGTTACACCGACACCTAAAAATGCTTTGACATCTCGTTATGTTAAAATTGATACCTCAACAAATGAAAATGGGGCTGTTGGTCCATGGAACTTGGGTATTACCGATGTTTATAACATCGAAGCAGTTTACATCGATGGCTCAGCATATTCTGAATCTGGAACTGACTATAAATCTCAGTTTATCTTAGATAATGGTCAATCTGACAACTTCTATGGTCATGCCAAACTGATCAAGAAACCAAGTGCTACGATTTCAACAACATCAAAATATATCGTTGTTAAGTTCTCTCACTTCGATCCTAACTATGGTGGTTCGGTTGGTTCTTACTTTGCGATTGACTCTTATCCTGTAGATGACACAGGTGCTTCTGGTATTTACACGTATCAAATCCCAGTTTATCGTTCCCAAAAACTTGGGATATTCGATTTGAGAGACTGTATTGATTTCCGCCCTTATGTTCAAAACACAGCCACAAGTTCAACAACTCTGGCAGGTGCTGACGAGAATCCACTTGAAACATTCCAGTTTAAGTCGATTTCTGGCGGCTATGAAATGCCGATTCCAACTGAAACATATACAACAGATGCTGAATATTATCTGCCTCGTATTGATAAGGTTGTTTTGTCAGAAAAAGGAACGATCGAAGTATTACAAGGTTCTTCTAGAAGCGACCCACGTGCGCCTGTTACTCCTGTTACAGTAATGGAGCTTGCTACGGTAAACCTTCCTCCGTATCCTTCACTTTCTCCTTATCTTGGAAGAATTAATAACAGAAAAGATTATGCATGTAGTGTTTCTCTGAGACAAAATAAGCGTTATACGATGGCTGATATCGGTGCGATTGAAAAACGCATCAACCGCCTTGAGTATTACACATCTTTGAATATGCTTGAGAAAGATACAGAAAACCTTACTATCACAGATGCTTCTGGTAATGATAGATTTAAGAATGGTATCTTTATCAATAACTTTGCTGATCACAAGTTGAGTAATTTAAGAGACCCTGACTTTAATGCTGCTGTTGACACACAACGTAAGTTTTTAACGACTAACTTCTTTGAAGAACAGATCGATGTAATTTATGATAGTGTAAACTCAACAGGTGTTCAGAAAACTGGTAACTTGTTAACGCTTCCTTATACTCTCGTTGACAACCAAAGAAATATTAACGCTTCTAAATCCCGTAACTGTGTTGGGGCGTTATTATTCAATTACAAAGGCGACCTTGAACTGTATCCACAATCCGACAACTTTGTTTCGATTGAAGATGGTGGTGATACTGTTGTTGAACAAAATGCACTCGGACAGGCTCTTGAGCAGTTTGCTGATAGTCTGAATAATGCTGGTATTGTTAATGGTATTGAAACCACAATGGCAGGGACGCCCTCTAACGATCCACAAGATATTACATTCGGCGGTTCCGACCGCTTCAGAGACACTGGTGGATTTAGAGGAAGGACAGTATATACTGGTGGCGTTGAATTTAATGCTTCCTTTGACCAAACAGTCGAGTCTGATTCTCTGCAACAGTCAGTTGATGTGTTGACGATTGAATCTACTGGTAATGATGTTGTTAATCAAAACTTCGGTGACCGTGTAATTGATCTTGGTTTCTCACCATTCATGAGAAGTCAAAATGTTACATTCCACGCAACTCGCTTAAAACCAAATACTAGAATGTATGCATACTTTGATGGTGACGATGTTTCAGAACATACTCGTCCGTTGACATATTCAACATTTACTTCTGCGCTTTCATCTGGCGTTGATAATTTCTGGTCAGACTTTAACGAAACAACTAACGACTATGGCGATGCTCTTGTAACTGACTCTGAAGGTCGTTTGGCTGCTCAGTTCCGTATCCCAGAATCTACCTTCCGTATCGGTGAGAAAATTCTTAGGTTGTCGGATGATAGCTTGAACAGAGATGACTTCACAACATCTTCTTGTGAGGGTATGTTTAGTTCTTTCGGTCTCGATGCTGTGTCACAAGGTATTATCACATCCACGCAGGTTCCTTCTTTTGCGACAAACACGGTTCAAGGGAATCCACAAACTGTAGCAAGTCTTGTTACTGATGTTCGTGTTGAAGATGTAACATCAAGTGTTGCTGTTGATTTTGACGCCACAGTTAATGACCCAGTTGCTCAAACATTCCTCATCACACAAGATGAAGGTATGTTCTGCCCAGCAATTGACTTGTATTTCCGCACTAAATCATCAACAGATGGTATCACTATTCAGATTCGTGAAGTTGTGAATGGATATCCAGGGTCTCGCATTGTTCCTTACGGCAGCAAATACCTTTCGCCATCAGATGTAAATATTTCAACTGAAGCTGGTGATGGAACCGTGACATTCGCAGCAACACAGGTAACATTTGATTCTCCTCTGTTTTTGGAAGGTGGTCGAGAATATTGTATCGTAACCCTTCCACAAGCTAACAACCCTGATTATGAAGTTTGGGTTTCTGAACTCGGTAAGAATAAAGTTGGGACAACTGAGCGTATTGTTGCTGAGGATGTCTCATCTGGTATCCTGTTTATTTCTGCTAACAACAGAACTTGGAACGCTTTCCAAGCTGAAGACTTGATGCATAGAATTTATCGCTGCTCGTTTACAACAGGAACAGACGGTGTTGCTAAATTCACAAATGGTCCAATTGACTACTTGAAATTTACAGACTATACCTCTGGCGTATTTAAAGCTGGTGACTCCTTACATGCCTTTGACGTCACATTGAATAGTGGTGGTTCAGGTCATGTTGTAAATGATATTATCACCTTAACAGGATTTGGCAACGGCACTGGATTGAAAATTAAAGTTCTTTCTGAAACTGCTGGTGTTATTGATGCTGGTATTGGTGTGGGATTTGAAATTAATGATATGGGTTCTGGCTACACAGCTGATGGAACCGCTATCACTCAATCATCAACCACAGGCGTTGGCACTAGTGCTACCTTTGATGTTGTAACTAAAACAGGTTCAGTTGAACGCTACTCTGGTTTGTTT